AGACGACGTCAGTCGCTATCCTAGCTTTAAAACCAACAGCGGACACATACGTTGTGTTTCGCATTTGATAACCTGCGCTATCAAATTGAAGGTACATCCACATGTACACTAGATAATGACTCGTAGGACAATTCACCTTTTTAGTCTTCAAACGCAAGCATTTGAATCCCATCTGGTTAGTATCCAGGAGGACATCATTTGTAACCGACCCATCCACACTCTTGCGAGTAAGGACAAGCCGGCGTGCACTGTAAGATGAGAATGTTGGCTCATGGAAGTATGTATCATCACCATCGCGAACAGGGCCCAAGGGCACCTGTTTAGCACGTTCCCGCATTTGCGTTAGCAGCCGACGATAACGGCGGTCGTAAAGACCGTCGCCAAGCCGGGCCAATTTCAACACGAGATTGTGCAGCGTAATGAATCCACACACACCTGACAAGTCTTTGAGAAAGACCGGTCTAACTGGTACACCCTCATAAACATCCATGCCGCACGACTCCCGAAAGGGGCCGCTGGCAAAAGACTTCTTGATGTTAATCTCAAAGCCAAGGAGTTCAAGGTTAGTGGTTGTCTGACTAAATGCGTCTTTGTGAACGATGATATCATCGCCGAACACTGACGCCAGGCCACTACGAAGACCAGGATCTGTAAAACCCTCTGCCGAGAGCGAGGCAATGCTGTAAAAAAGCAACGTCTCTAACTCAAAGGTGAAACCATTTCCCATTGCGCTGAAGCGCTCTAGTTGGTGGATATCGCCATTCGGCAACTCAATAGAGGAACAGCGGCATGCATCCAGCAGCTCGAAGATGTCGTCCGGAAGGACTAGTCTGACAAGCTCGTATGCGATCGTGTTGCTCGCTGATTTAAGATCGATTGTTGCAACTTCGTCCCACATAGTGGGAAGGATTTGACGATGATAACTGGCTTGGTCACCGACGGTCTCACGACCGATAGTGATTGATTCAGTTAAGATGCCATAAGGTTTCAAGCACTCACGAAGTGCTTGACCCACCATAAGCTGTACCGCCATATTAACGGCCGGCTGCTTAGAGCAACCGCGATCAGTCACACAATCCTTAGGGACGGTGAAGAACTGTTCAAGTGAAAGCTTCGAAATCGCGTCTGCAGATGCAGGGGCGGTGTCATGAGTTAACCAAGCAAAGAAAAATGGGTGATCCGTAAGGAAGCCCGTCTTTTGCATGTAGTTGGTTAGTTTTAAAGTGCTGCAGGGGTTCAACAGCTTGTCCGGCGAATAACCGGATTTGCCGTTCGCGAGTATTGCTACTCCAGGACCCATTCGAGGGTCGGACCGACTGAGATGACGCCAGAAAGGGCGAAGGGCAACCGTGAGGAAGCCCCGAACCCGTTGGATCAATGCTGCAGTCTTGTGGTCCATATCCCGTACAAGCCGTTCGTTGGTCACAGAACATCGTGACTCATCGATTAATGTTTGCTCTAACGCAGCTAGTGCAGTATCCCGAGTAAATCCGAGATGTGCATTTTTGCTGACAAGGGCTCGTAAACGACTTGAATGGATATACGCAGGGAGAGAACCAAAATCAAGATCAGGAGCACCGCCGTTTTCCCAGTAAGGGATGAGGTTGGTTCCTTCAATCGAAGAGATCTCCCCTAGAACCCATTTCATCATACGCGCATCCACTTGTGGTATGCTCGGCACGCGAGGCGTGTTTTTAGTCTTCATCATGAAGTTCCTGTATGGTATAAAGGTGACGCTTACTGACTTTTAGATCAGATAAGTGCCATTGACAAATGCCGTCCGGAATGCAGTGGACATCAACATTTCGATGTACTGGTCAAGGGCATGCCCACGCTCAGTCGCAGTCGAGTTTTGTGACATCTTCACATTCGTGATAAGACGAACACCGCCAACGATAGCAGGTACCAAAGGATTGGTAACCGTATCAACCTTGGGGATATCTAGGAGGAATTTGACCTTGATATCACCAGCAGTAAGAACACCACTGGTAACTGCATATTCCACTTTTGGGATGAAACCCGGAGTGAGGACAGATGCACCACGATCCTGCCATACAGAGGAGCTAGCCACAGAAATCTGTGACTGCATCCCTGTGTAAGTAACAGGTGTGCCGCCGGTGGACGCCGCAAGGGTCTGACCACGTTTGAGTGCTAAGTTAGCCATTTAGGGCTTCCTATTTGATGAACTGACGCACGAGGGCAGCCAGTGTTATGGATTTACCTACCATAGCATCGCTGATGCCGGGCCCGAATTGGGGTGGTAGAATGGGTGGCTCCTGTAGGAGCACACGACGTTTCTCGACAAAATAGCCACCTTGGCGCAACATCTGTGTTGCCGAGCGGTCATTAAAACCGGCCTGAGGTGTGGGGCCAATAAACGAGGATTCGAGGATAGCACACTTCGCAGTGTACGTCTCCGAAATCTCAGTGATCTCCATACCAGTAAAGGCAGAAAACTGACTGAGAAATGAACCCATATCTATGAACCAGTTCGCGACAAAGGATAAAGGAAGTAACTCCCAAGCCAGAGCAGCCGGGTTTGTAAACCCGAACTGATCCAGAAAGTTGGCTGAAAACGCCAATGTATCCGGTATAACTGCGCGAATGTGTACTGAGCAACGCTGCCGAATTCCGACAGTGCAATCCCAGTCCCCTTTATCACCAGTCATCATAACCTGTTGTTCATCATTCTTACTCATGCTCTCTGAAATATTCCATTCCAAAGGGCGTAGGGTACCGGTCACGAGATTATAAACATCCATGGCGGTGGGCATTAGCCCAAGTGTGAACTGAAGATACAGATTCGATAGCTCTTTAGAGGATGCGTTAGCATTACCTCGTCGAGAGCGTCTTCGCGACAGCTTCAAACCCGCAAGGGCAGCAGCATGACGCAAGTCACGGTCCTTAATTGCTTTGTAAAACTTAGCAATACGGGCCATTGTATCGATGACGACTTGCATAGATTCACGTCTCTCGGCTAACATCAATGCGACATTAGCACGCAACTCAGTAACTCTGTTATATATCTTGCCCCACGCAGCTGCGCGGAGTTCGGTATCATTATCAGAGAGTTGCGGTCGAGCGAGAGATAGTGGTCCGACAACCTCAACCGTTTGGTAACGGTTACGAGGCACATTTGCATATGCAATAAGAGCTCGCCCACGAACTATCTTACCCTTTAACAGGTAGGCTGAATTCTGGCGATATTGCAGGATGCCGTTTTCACGCGGCGAATTCGACGAAACTTTCTCGCGCACAGAGCATGAGCCTATAGTCGTGACATCAGTAGTGATATCATAACCTAGTGCATCAGGCTGCCATGAACGGGAGCGCAACGTCGTATACAAAGGATCGAACATTTCAGGCATAAAACCCCCTAGTGGGGCTTTACCCACATCGTTAGATGGACGTAAAGACAGTGCGGAAACCTCATCCTTACACGGAAGACCGAAGTCATTGTAGCTAACCAAGCGATCATCTTCAGATCGTCTGGTCCTACAGTAGGGTTTAATACCCTTGGGCGCCTTACG